CCAGCGTAATGCTGGTGCTAGTGTTACTCAAACAACATCTACTGTATACACACTAGATAGATGGGTTTCTTATGGAACAGTAACATCTAAATTTACCACTCAACAAAATGCTGGTTCAGTTACACCTCCAGCTGGGTTTACTAATTATCTTGGTATTACTTCAAGTTCTGCTTATACAGTAGGTTCTACTGATGTTTTTATTATTGGGCAGAAAATTGAAGGTTACAATATTTCTGATTTAGCTTTTGGAACTGCTAACGCTAAAACAATTACTATCTCATTCTGGGTTCGTTCAAGTTTAACAGGAACATTTGGTGCAACATTATCAAATAATGCTTTTGATAGAGGTTATCCATTTACATATACTATTTCATCTGCTAACACATGGGAGCAAAAGACTTTAACTATTACTGGTGATACTACAGGAACTTGGACAACAACAAATACAACAGGATTAACACTTTGGTTTGGACTTGGTTGTGGTTCTTCAGTAAGTGGAACTGCTGGTTCATGGCAAGCTGCTGGATACTATTCAGCCACAGGTGCTACATCAGTAGTAGGCACTAATGGTGCTACCTTCTACATCACAGGTGTCCAACTAGAAATAGGCTCAACAGCAACACCATTTGAGAGAAGAATGTATGGTCAAGAGTTAAATAATTGCTTTAGATACTATTATAAATATCCTGGAAGTCCAAATATTCATGGCATGTTATATTCTTCTGGCAAATACATTGGAACAGTTTTTTTTCCAGTGACCATGAGAACTACACCAACAATTGCAGATTTAACAGGCAATTATAATACTATAGAAAATGTAGGTGTAAGTGGTATGTATATGATGAGATTAGCGGATAATACTTACTTAACAACTTATTCAGCAAGTGCGGAGTTATAATTATGTATACCTATCAATATATTAAAAGTGTAATGACAGAGGAAACATCTACTACAAGCATTAAAAGACTGCCAGATAATGCTTATATTCCATTTAACCCAGCTAACACAGACTACCAAGCCTACCTAAAATGGGTGAGTGAAGGCAACACACCAGAACAGGCTGACTAATGTTTGGCATAAGTGCATTTGCACAGACAGCATTTAGCTCTCTTGCTAGTGGTGTAGTACTAGGCACAGCACAGGTAGATGCTAACGCTACTGTCACAGCTAATGGATACTCTATAGCTTTATCTAGTGCAGCGATTACAGCTAATGCACAATGTGAGTCTAATGCTTACGCTATTAGAACTACAAGCCCATCTATTACTGCTAATGCTTTAGTATCAGCAGATGGTTATTCAGAGGCTTATGCTAGTGCAAGTATCAGTGGAAGTGCTGCATTATATGTAGATAATCCTTTCTCATATGCTTTTGCTACAGGATCTATATTTACAGATGCTACAGTTACTGCAGGTGCTATACGATATAGAACATCTACTGCAGGTATAAACGCTACTGCTGCATCTACTGCTAATGGTGGTGTTTTATACGAAGGATTTGGTACAGTTACTGCCAATGCACTTTTATCAGCAAGTCCTAGAGCTATTTGGTATGGTGTTGGATCTGTTACAGCAAACGCTACAGTATCAGCAGCAGGAAGAAGATTAGGTGAAGAGTGGAGCAATATTGCTGCTGGCTCTGAAGTATGGACAAATATAACAACTGGTTCTGAAACATGGACAGACATAACAGGAAGTTCTAATACATGGCTACCCAACGAATAAATTTTGCAGAATGGTTACCAGACCAACCATCCATAAGTGGTGCGTTAGTTGACGTAAGTAACGTTGTGCCATTAGTACAAGGATACAGTCCATTCCCAAATGCTGTAGATTATTCTAATGCTGCTAGTGAAAACCTTAATAACGTTTATGCTGGTAAATTTAGTACAGTAACACAGCTATTTGCAGGTGGTGCTACTAAACTATTTAAATTTAACACAGCTACTAAAAATTTATCAGACGTATCTAAAGTTGGTGGCTATAGTGGTTCAGATCGTTGGAGTTTTGCACAGTTTGGTGACGTATTATTAGCTGCTAACAATGCTGAAAAGATTCAAGCATGGACTGTAAACAGTTCTACTGCATTTGCAGATGTTAATGCTTCAGCACCTATTTGTAAATACATCACAGTAGTTCGTGACTTTGTGGTGGCTGCTAATATTAGTGGTGCACCTAATAAAGTACAATGGTCAGATATTAATGATGAAACTGACTGGACATCTGGTGGTGCTTCACAAAGTGATTATCAAATAATCAGCGATGGTGGTAATATACAAGGGATAACAGGTGGCGAGTTTGGTTTAGTATTACTAGAACGTGGTGTGATTCGTATGTCATATATTGGATCACCATTATTCTTCCAATTTGACACTATCTCTCGTGGTCTAGGATGTACAGATGGATCTACAGTAGCACAGTATGGTCAAACTACATACTTCTTATCAGATGATGGTTTCTATTCTTGTGATGGTATAAATCTAAAAGGTATTGGCACAGAAAAGATAGACAAATGGTTTTTTGCAAACTGTGATTTAGGTCAAATTAATACTTGCAGTACAGCAGTTGATCCAGTAAGAAACATTGTAGTATGGAACTTTCCTAACGTTTCTGGTGGTCGTTCATTACTGATATATAATTGGCAAACAGACAAATGGTCTAAAGCTGCTACAGACGTAGACTATGTGTCATCTGTCACTACTTCTGGTGTTACTTTAGAGGATCTAGATGCTTTTGGATTATTAGATGATCTTACAACATCTTTAGATTCAAGACTATGGGTAGGTGGTAA